ACCAAGTACTTTGCCAGCAGCATCTACCCAGTTGCCGTTAACTACACTTACAGCGCCTTGTGGTATAGCAGAGGCAATTGGAGATACTGATGTTCCAAGGATTTTTCCTGAAGCATCTACATAGTTTCCAGCAGCATCAACACCTGCGGTACCTTTAGGAGCAGTCTTGTAATATGGAACCTTTGATGTTCCACTTACAACTGCACCACCGCCACCTGAACCTGTACCTGTGCCCGAGCCTGTACCTGTAGTTCCAGAACCTTGTTTGCCTGTAGTTTGATTAGAAAAAGTAGTTTTAATTTCTGGCATTTTTGTGCTGCCAGCCTCGTACCCTGGAGTACCTGGTACTAAACTTTCGCCATTCTTGCCGTATCTAACTTGACCAAATTTTTCTTCGGTTATGGGAGTGGCTGCAGTAATCTTATTTTTTGCATCCTTGATAGCATTGTCAATACTTGAAGTATCGGCATTAGGGTTTTTATCAAGTAAGCGTTGCTTATCTTGTTGAAGTGTTTCTATTTCAACATTAGCAGATTTAACGTCTTTTTTAGATTTGCTTTCTTGAGCCGCTGCACCTTCTGCGCCTTGGGCTGTTTGAATTGCCTTATCAAGTTCAGCAATCTTTGCAGTTGCTTCATCATAAGCAGCCTTGGCTGCTGCATACTCTGGTGTGCCAACGTCGTGTTGGTCCATAAGTTGTGAATGGTTTTGTTGGATTTGTTGCCAAAGGCCTTTTTGGTCAAGCAAGGTAGCAGAGTTATCTTTAGGCGCTTTAACCGATGGCTTCTTTTTTGGCGCTGTAGCGGCATCATATGCAGCCTGAGCAGCATTCAAATTATTAACAGCACCATCGCTGGCTACTTTAACCTGAGCATAGTTTTCAGCATATGAAGGTGTATTTTGATAAACCTTTGTTGCGGCATCAGCCTTGGCTTTGGCAGCATCCAATGCTGCTTTTAATGAGGCTACATCAGCCATTAAAGCCTCCCGCGTACTTATTGTTTGATTGTTTCATAGCGTCAAAATATTGCGTTGCTGCTTGGTACACACGAGCATCAGCAGTGCCACGAATAAGGTTGCCAATAAAGTCGGCAGCATTTACACCTGTTGAAAGGTCAGTACCGCTTGTTGTTCCTTTTTTACCTACGCCAGCACCAGTACTTTGGTATGTGGTTTGAGTGCTAGCCAATCCTTGGTTTGCTCTTTCGGCAGACAAAAGTTCAGCACCGTATTGTTGAATTTCTTGTGGTGTAGCAGCACGGCCTACAAGGTTAAGCATTGTGCTATTTACAATTGACGCAATATCTGGTTGAGATGTTTGAGTTAATTGATAAACATTGTAATAAGAAGGAGTGTAATAAGGAGAGTTAGCATTTGGGTCGCCCCCAAGAAGCGTCTTTGCTTGGTCAGCATTTAGTGTAACACTACCAGATGAACTACCCTTTTGGGATGATGTTCCTTTAGTTGCGGCCATTATTTCACTCTCTTAAATACGCTGTTGATAACGTTTGTTAAGTTTGGTTGTTCTGCTTCTAACTGTGTTAAATATGCAAACCAATTGTTTTGCGTGGTTGAATACATTGGAGTATGGCTTACCTTTCCACCAATATTCAATGTGTTATTCAAAAGTATTTGATGGTAAGCATCATACAAAGTAAGCAGACTCTTGATGCCATCGGCTTGTGGGCCAGTTAGCACACCAGCAGAATCCATCTTCTTAAACTCATTGACAACTGTCTCCGCTGTATTCTTGCGGGCTGGATTTACAAAATCAGCATACCAAGTTGGGTTATTAGCGCCAATTGTATTTTGAGCGTAATTGTTCCAATTTGTAGTGTAAATCATAGCAGAGCGCCTGTCGTTGTTTTTACGGGCTTGTTGCATCAAGGCTTGGTATTGGTTGTAAACAGGAGCAGCATCTGCCCAGCCCTTGGCAATGTAGATTGAATCCATAAACTCTTGAGGAGTTTCCTTAGAACGCAATTGCTTTGTAAGTAGGTAGTTTTCTACCTTAAGGGCGTCTGTGCCAGCCTTGGTTTGTGGAATAAGATAAGCAGCACCATATTGGTACTTCTTCATCAAATCGCCATTTGCGTTTAACCAGTTCATTGTCTGGTCATTCAGTGGCAGGTCTGCTCCAGTAGTTCCAGTCTGGGTTGTGTAGGCTGTATAAGAAACAGCATTTGAGCCGTGCTCAGCAGTAAACGCAGCAGTGGCTTCAGCCATTGTATAAGGCTTACCTGTATCTGGGTTAGTCTTATTCATATAGCCAAGAAATTCAGAACGAAGAGTCTGTAGATTCTTGTTGTAGTAATCGTTGCTTACTGTCGGAGACATAGGCAAGAAGAAAGAAAAGATACCCTTCATAAACAAGTTTGTGCGTGCGTTAGCATCAATTTTGTCAAGGTATTGCTGTTGAACTGAAGGAGGCAAAGCAGCGTAATTATCAGGCAAATCACCGTGATAATATGCAGAAGCCATTGCTGAAAGAATGGCGTTGTGCACCATACTTTCCTTCTCATTCATTGTCATTGCGTTGTACAAATCACGCATTGCCGAGTTAGGAAGCAAAGCATTTATCAAGGTAGTGCCAGGATATCCACCAGTTGCGGCATTGATAATTTGGTCAGACCAAGGAAAATGATTTTTCATAACTTGAAGAGGAATAGTTGCAAATGGGTTAAGTCCAGGCATCTTTGCTTCTGGAAGTACCGAAGCCAAAGAAGAGACGTTGCCAGTTACAGACTCAGGCAGTCCAGTAAATTGCTTAAAGCCAATTGCATTGGCAGCACGAACAGCAGCATTGCCAAACTCACCAATTAGCGGATAAACAATGTACTTGTTTCCGCTTGAGTCTTGATGAATAAAACCAGGGTTGTTAATACCGTGGTTAATCATTTGGAAATCACGAAACGCTTGTGGAGCCTGGTAAGCAAGGCGTCCATAACGCTTAATGGCTTGTTCTTGAGCAAAGTAAAAAGGCAAGAAGTTACGAGATAGCATCGCAAACTGAGAGCGAAGTGCAGGGTTGTGAATCAAAGGAATCATATTAATGACTGCCTTTTGACCTGATAAACGTAATGCTTCCGCTGGGCTAATAGCACCACTATCAAGCATTGGCTTAAAACTACGATAATTCTCGTATAGATAATGGCCAAAGATTGGTTCACGAGAAATGCTATCCATTACAGGATTGATAAACTTGCGATATCCAATTTGAGTAATACGCTCAACTGGATTATCCATCAAGTTGCGAGGTTCTTTACCTAGCACTTTTACAGGGCTAGAGATAGGCGGAATAGCCTTTAACTCTGTTGCGTAAGTAGGCTTTCTGTCAGCAATGTTTTGAATAAAGTTATCGTGGATAGTTCCATCTTTACCTTGAACAAGGCCAGCAAAGGCTTTAACTTGGGCAGACGAAAATGAATCCGCTCTACCGTCACGCAAACCAACTAAATCATCACGCAGGTCGGCATATTTAGCAGGGTCGGCAACGCGGGCTTCGTGAAGTTTTTGGATTTGATTCCACTTGTCTTCATTTGAAAGTGCTTGAAAATCTTTGCTCTTTGAAAGGCGTAGATAGTCATTGGCAATGTCACGAGCCATTTCTTCGTTGCGTAACTTAGAAAGGTTTTGTGCCCAGTAAGCGTGGTAATTAGTATCTTTTCCTGTAAGAGAAACAATATCTTCTAAGCCAGTAGCGCCGCGTCCGTGTTGTTCAACAAATTGGCTTGCACGCTCTCCAGCATTTAATGCGTAGTGTGCAAAGTGGTCAGAGGCTACACCAGCAGGGATAGACATACCGTGCATTTGAATAAGCCAATTAGTCAAGACATTCATCTTGTCTTCTGCTACATAAGGTGCAATTTTGCTAGCAACCCAGCCCTTAGGCTTGATAAGTCCACGAGCCTCAGCGATACGCTTGACCAAAGGGTTTTTATCGGCTTCATCTTGAAGTTTATTATAAGTTGCATCTTTTTCAGCAACGTCTTTTGTGACAGCGTTTTCCTTAACAGGCTTGCCAGTAAGAGCACCTTCGTGGTCCTCAGGTGTTGTCATTTGAGCAAGGTGAGTAGCCATTGCTTCACGCTCTTCAGCAGACATATTGAGATACTTGTATTTGGCTGCATTCATAGCAATCTTGTCTTGCAAGTATCCACCAAGGCCGTTACGGATAACTTGGTGAAGTGCTTCTGAACCAGCAACACGTAGACCAAAACCTGTTGTAAATAAAGTCATTGGTGCAAAGATTTTGTCTGTGTAGTATGTAAAGAAATCGTCAAGACGGCTGTTGTACATTAGGCTGTGAGTAGTAGCCTGGCGCATAGCCTTGCGTAATTCCTTAAAGTTAATGAAAGCGTTACCGCCACGTTGCCAGCCCCATAGTGCACCTTCAGTTGGGTCAACCGCAGTGCTTAAAGATGAGTCTGGGTGATTAGATGGTTTGACTTCAAATGTACCCAAAGCATTGCCTTGAGTATCGTGACCGCTAATCATATCTGAACGCTTGCCACCTGTGGTAGCGCGTTGCGCGTGAGACATAACATTTTTAACAATGTCTTCGTCATCAGGCAATCCAGCAGCCTTGATAACTTCTTTAACACCTTGAGCGTAAAGTTCTTGCTTAGTAGCAAGGTCAGGTGCAGTCATAATGGCTGATGCTTTTTCTAGTGCAACATCGCGAGGCATTGCATAGTAAAACATATTGTAAAGTGCTGTACCAACATTATGGTCATTCCACTTAAAGTTTTGACCTGACTGCTCTAAAAGAGTCTTGTTGATTGTTAAAGACTTATAACCAGTAAAAGTACGAACTTTACCAGCAAGTGCATTCCAGCCATTCCAACCATCTGCACCCTTTGTATATAGTCCACCCCATTGTGCTTTCATTACTGGTACTTGAGCACCAGTCTTTGGGTCAGTCTTAAATACAGTATCGCCGTTTTCGTCAAGTACAGGCATAGCCTTAGGAAGAAGCAAGTTACGCTCTTGAGAAATTGAAACATCTCCAGCACGCTTTAGAATGCCTTCTGTAACATTAGAAGCAAGCGCACGACCAAGTGTGCGGGTAGGAATTGAAAGGGCGGTGGCTGATACAGCCTTCTCGTCCATTTCGCCAGAGTAAATAGACTTGGCAAAAATAGATGCTACGTCGCGGCCTGATTGAGCCTTTGAAAGTTTTTGAATTAACTCAGGAGTAAATTGAGTACCAGGATATGTCTTTTCAACATTAACGGCAAAAGTATCTGGATTCTTAGCCATATCAGCAATGTTATCCATAGCACGCTTAACTGGGTTAAATGCTGCATTAAAGCGTCCTGCGATACCATCTGCATCATAAGCATTCATAACCATATCACTGGTTAATGGTTTACCTGAAACGCTCATTAAAAATCTAGTTACTGCTGGAGAGTTTTTAGCCAAAGTGATTGTAGGCTGAATGATTGGCTTACCACTTGAATCAAGAAGTGTATTACCTTTTGAATCTTTGGCGTATTCAATGTACTTGCCAGCCTTTAGAGCACCAGCAATCTTGCCTGCACCAGCCACTGGGTCAGCAGCAAAATCAAAAACAGCGTCAGTAGAACCAGATACAAATTGACCAATACCGTGGTCAGTATCTTTAAGAGTGCGTAAGCCAGGAACGTTAGATAGGCCAATTGCTAAATCTCTACCAATTGAAACATTATAGTTTGGGTCAATTGATTTTTTGTATGAGTTTTGAAATTGAGGAAGTAGTTGTCCACCAACATCACGTTCTAGTGATGCAGCGGCTCCTGCGCCAAGCGCAATACCCTCTGGCCCAAGTAGCGCACCAATAGATGCTCCACCCAAAACTCCAAGAGTAGCCATAATTCCAGGACCAAAACCGTGGTCCTGATATACAGAGTGAATAAATTTATAATCGCTTTGGATTTCTTGCAAAGGCTTTGCAGCCCACTTTGCAACTGTTCCAAGAATAGGTGTGGCGGTAATTACTTTACCAACATCGCCAAGGGCGGTTTGCCACCAAGACTTTGAAGCATATTGCTGGATATGATTATCAACAGCAGCAGCGTGTGATGTTACGTGTACAGATGCAGCAACAACGCCAGGTGCATCTGGGTTACCAGATGAGATAGCGGCAGCCATTTCACCAGGTGCTTTTTGTGTACCATCTGGATATGTTTTAACTGCATCATTTGCGCTTTGAACATTAGCGCCTGGTGAAGGCGGTAATGGTTGATTCGGAATAGGTTGGTTATTTGCCAATTACTGCCCCAATACTGACGCAAGACTCCGTAATTCAGGTGAGGCATCTGGGTGTGCAGCGAGTGATTGAACAACCTGTTTGGCTGATGTTCCACCCATTTGCTGTCCTGGCAAAATGCCAAGAGCCTCTGGACCTGGGCCAGCGCCAAGGGGAGAGCCAGCAGTTACTGGTTCGTCTGGACGTTGAGTTGGCGCAAGGAGTGGTGTTACTTGTTGTGAAGGCAAGGCTGGACCTTGTTGTCCGCCTCGTGCTGCTGCTTGTGTAACAGCAGTCTTAGAAGGTGCAGGTGTATTTGGTGACTGAGACATTGGTGCAGAAGCCTGCATATCCATTAGTTGTTGTGCGTCACCATACGCTGGCATATTAGATATGTAGCGTATTGCTTGCTTTGATGCTGGTCCGCCATCGGTGCGTCGGGACATTGCCCCAGGGCCTGATGATAATGCTGGCTTGTCTGCCTGTGGCATATCTTATTCTCCCTCTTGTAGTGTCTCGATGGTTCGGGCTGCATACTCGTGAAAGGTTTCTTTTTCTTCCACGAAACTTGCGTGTGTTTGTAACATATCGCTGCCTATTGATAAGGCTCCTGCGATGTCTGCAAAAATCTCAGATAAAGTTTGAACAACAAGGGCGTAGACATCAAACTTGGTTACCCGTAAAGGTGCTACGCCCTCGTCGTCAATATTCATTTATTTACTTCATTGGCTTTCCAGCAGTGGTACCTGTACCACGTGTGCCTGAAGGTTGCTTTGTGTAAAGAACGTTTGAAGAACCAGTTCCAATTGGACCTGACTTCTTTTGAATCTTTGTCTTTTGTGTTACTGCATCTGACGAACCGTGTCCACCTTGGTTTGCTGGTGAAGGCACTTTGGTTGTCAATGATGATTTCATTGTTGCCATTTGTTTTCTCCTATAGGATTTGTTGGACGCCAGGAACGTTAGGCTGGCGACCTTCTGGAAACTGACGCAGCGAGTTGCGGCGCTCCAGAAGACGATAGACCTGCTAAAAGATTCTGAATTGCAGAACCTTGAGGTTGACCACCTTGAGGTGGCATTGTTGCACCTTGCGGTGCGTTAATAGACTCCCCAGAAGGAGCCTGACCTGGGGCACCTGCCTCACCAGCGGCTGCAACTTGTGGGGAAACCTGAGGAGCAAAGGCTGCTGCAACAACATCTTCAATGTTGTCACCAGCCATACGGCCTTTAATTGAGGCGGCAATAGCGTTGATAATCTTTGATGGGTCTTGGCCTTGAGCAGCCAATGATGGGATTGCGTTAGCATATGAAGCAACTGCAGCAAGAAGTGAATCACGAAGATTCTCAACTTCTACTGCTTCTTCTTCCATACTGACGTTCATTTCCCAAGGCATCTGACGACGCAGGAAGTCACGTGAGATTAACTTATCTCCGCGTGCTTGAAGTCCAAAGATAAGAGCACGGTTTGGGTCTAGCCCAGCCATCATTCCGTAGGTAACATCACACCAGTAGTCACCTTGAATATCTTTGCTTGGTGTGTAGGTGATTTCATAAGGAGCACCAGCGTTAACGCCGCGTACTTCTTTTGTAACTTCACCGAATAGTTTTTCGTCCATCTTAAAGCAGAGGCGAATAACGTGGCGGAATGATTCAGCGAAGATTGCTTGTGCAGTCTTGACTTGAGTATCAAAGCCACCCATAAGGGCTTCTACACCACGGCCAGTTACGATAGAACCTGATTGCTGTCCTAGTCGTCCTTGTGGGTAACGTGAGCCAACACGTAGTTCTTGGTCAAGAGCGGCAGCCTCTTGGAAGATGCCGTTAGGAATATCTAAACCAACGCGACGAATCTTCTCTGGGTTAGCAGAGCGGATGGTTGCATCTGGTCCGATTTCAAGTACGTTAACATCTGAAGGTAAAGCAAACGGAGCCTGTACAGATTTCTGTGCTGCTTCTAGTTGCAGTGTTGCAAAGCGAGCGCGTGCAACTTGTAGCCACATAATGTCGTCAAATTGTCCACGTTGGTGCTCATCTGAGTCAACGCCTGGACGGACTGCAATAACTACTGGTAGTTCATCAAGAAAGTTCTTGACGCGGTCAAGGACAAGGTTCTTGCGCTCAGGAATGAATAGAACAGTTTCGTTCTTATCTGAGTAGCGAAAGACTTCAATCATACGCTCAGAGTTGCGGTTCTCGTAAGGACCGCGAATCTCAGGCTCTAGTTCTGGGAAGTCGTTGCAAAGTTCGCGTACTGTCTTTTGGTAGCGACGAGTATAGGAAAGCAACTTGCCAAATCTATCCCATTCAGGATATGCACCAATTGGGTTATCAATGCGAATCATTGGGCGATTGTTTTCAAAGTCTGGCTCAATGATAAATGCCAACATACCAAAGGTCAGGTAACGGTCAGCACCTGTGTACATTTGGGTTTGTAGGTTACAAGAGTCACGATAGCCAGAGGCAATCATTGTACGCTTGTCAGCGCGCTTCTTAGCGCGGTCTGAGATAGCGTCGGTTGTATCGCAATTGAATGCTGGTAGTGGAGCAATAACTTCGGCTACGTCGCGAGCAGCGATGTCAATGAAGTTAGCCACCATTGGCTTAGGAAAGTCTGATGAGAATAGTTCAGGGAAGACTTGTTGGATGTTGCCTTGGCGGATTGAAAGCAGGTCAGCCCAGCGGGCATCACGAAGATGGTAGTGGTCACGCAGTTTGCGGACCTTAACACCTAACTCATCTATATCCATTGCCATACCAGGTTCCTCCGTTTACGGCCATCTGCTCTTGCATCTTGGCGTATTCTTCTAAATTGACGACTCGGCGTTTTGCGATTTGTCCTTTAGTTGCAAAAGGATTCTTAACAAAAGAACCGCCATATGCACCCATTTGATTTATATAATCACGCATCTGAGTCTCGGCAAACCAGAGTGCCATAGGTCCGTCTTGCTTACCTTTGGTACCTGCTGACCAAGTTATCAACTGCTCTATCAGAGCCTTGATATGTTCGTTATCAGAGCGTGGAAATTCCAAAAGGTTAGAGCCTTTAATATGCTTACCTTGAGAATCCATATTGCCAAATAGCGGAGCCATTGAAGCCACACCAAACTCGGCATCCATCTTGTTTGCACCAGTGTAGTGTTGAACCAACCTGATGCCACGTGTTGCTAAAAACTTATTGATTTGCTCGTCTTGGGTCAAGAACAACTGGAAGGCGTTCTTTTCAATTACCCAGACTTTAGGCTTGTACTTTTCAGTCCAACTGAAGATAAGTTCGCGAATCTGTTGCGGTGTAGGTGCGGGCATTCTTGATGCCTCTAGCAAGTACCGCTTTTGGGTGGTTCTATCTCCAGCCATTACAACTGAGAAAGTATCACCAGACATCGCTGGGTCCATTGAGCAGACAATGTACTGGTCATTCAATTGAGCAGGTTGTCCAGGAGCACCTGGGATTAACGGACCAATAGGTCTCATACCACTCACAGAACCGCGTACACATTCAGGAGAAAAGATAGCAGTAGACTCAACATCTTGTTGCTGGTAGACCATTGCCCAAGTCTTTGGGTCTAAGACACCGCGACGCTTCTTAAGATTGGCTCCGTCCCAGCGAGGGTACAGTCCATCTTTGTCTGGGTCTATTGGGTCTCCTGACCAAGGACGGTCAGACTTAGGCCAGAGGGTAGTCCAGTCCTTTGCATCATCTGTAAACTCTAGGACGGCTGGCATAGCCAGGTAAGTCCAAGGAGATGTGCCATCAGGGTAACGGTCTGGGTTACGCATTTCGCGGTACATATCAACAGGGTCAACACGGGTACCCACGACAAGAATCTTGCCAGTAGGTCCTACACGAGTTAGGACTTCCTGTTGAATCCAGCGGATTTGTTTTTCGTACTCGTTAGCGTTTGCGAGAGTGACGCAGTCGTCCAGGATGATGAGGTCAGCACGTGCTCCATAAATCTGACCGCCGATACCCAACGCCTGAAGGGTAGGGTCTTTTTCACCTGAGTCGCGTTCAATGTAGATTGCGTCCTGTGTCCACTTTTCAGCAGTTGCCTTGAAGCCTTCAACAGGAGCATAACGTCTTTGAAGTTCAATCCATTGAGGCGACGTGAGTCTTTGCTTAACAGCATATAAAAACTCCTTGGCCATCTGCTGGGTCTTAGACACCAACTTGATACGGACGTTAGGGTCTGTGACAATGCGATAGGTGACGTAGTCAATAGAGACGGTCATACTTTTCGCGTGCTCTGGTGGCATATTGCAGAGCACGTAATTCTTGAAACCCTGCTCGTAAATCATATTTGGGTGAAGCCAGGCTGGCTCACCATCTTCCAGCAGCGAGATGATATTGCGCTGATGAGGGAAGGTCTGAGAGGAGAGGTACTTCATTCTGAAGTCCTCAAAGGAAATATTTTTGTCGTCGTCTGCGACGATACCTTTGCGCTTTTGTAGGACGCGGGCCAGGTCAATGGCCTTTTTGAATTGTGGGTCAGAGGCGCGATAGTACTCATAGGACTTTACAGACTTGCCAACTGCGCGGCAAGCGTCCTCTACAGTCACCCCATCTTCAATCAGCGCGATAAGTCGTTTCTTTGCATCTGGGGCTGAAAGGGATGCACCTGGGGCAAGTTTGTAGGCATTGTCTTTTGGTTTAGTCATTAACCTATTTCTCCTACCGCGAAGCGTTTGCCTATGGGCAACGCTTTGGTTGTATTTGGGGGGCGCTGAAGGCGCCAAACTTAATGGGAGGAAGACGACCCTAAGGAGGATTCCGACCTAACGAATCGTTCGTCTCATCAGCATCCTCGCTGTGAGGCTCGGCTGCCGAGAGCCGAACGTAAACAGGGTTATTTTGTTTTAACCCCTATATATATTAAGGCGGGATAAATCGGTTTCATTCCGCTTTTTACTCTGTGAGTTACGTCACATTATCTAATGTCAGTATTTTACGCTGGTTTTGTAATAAAAAAAGTTTTGGGCTATCTCAATATATGAGACATTTACAGCCCTATATTTAGAAAAAATATTTTGGTGGATAATACTACATACTACCTTATATAGTTAAAAATTCTCGGGTTGTCGATATAGCGATTTGTCGATTTGTCGACTTTTGCCCACCATAAGACAACAACCGCGCCCCGAGGCGGACGAAACGTGCTCAAATAGTGAGACAAGTCGTCTCATATATTGGTGAAAAACTACGTAACGAGGGCGAACTTCGGGGCTTTGGAGAGTTAGAAAGGGCGGGCGGGGGAACTGTCTTTCCGCCTCAACGTGAGGCACCGAATCCGAATTAGTGGCAGAAATCGGGAACCATTTGGGAACTAGAGCCGTCTAATCATTTGAGAGGGCAAGCCTCTCCACTACCGAAAGGCGCAAGAAATGAATCTAGATGTTGAGCAACTGCTTAGGAATCTGCCAAAAGCCGAACCAATGACCGCCGAGGAATTGGCTAGATTTGAGAACTTTGTAGATGAACTACTTAGACAAAACAAGGCTTAAAGTCTAAAGGCTAACTTCGGAAAATAGTTTGCGAAATTGCCCCAAATATTTCCCTTTTTGTGGATTTTCTGGCAAAATTATCCTCAGAGGCGAAAGCAACAAGCAGACGCCCAGAACAAAGGAAATAGTTTGGACACTCTAAAGTCAGTTAAAACCGCTACTTTTAGCGATATTTCAACACCAATGCCTTTTGCATTAGAGGCACAAATTCAAGCGATGAAAACCGAACACGAGGCTTTCCACGCTCTAATGGCTTTAATTCCTAACAACATCAAAGACGAGGTAATTACTCTTTGGGTGCGAGGAACTGACGCCTCCGCAGATGAAGCCTTTTATCGTCGCGCTCAACGCGCCGAACTAACCGAAAGCCAATATCGCGACGCCCAAGACATCGCTCATAAGGCTTGGCAAGAAATGGTTCTAGGTAAGTAATGAGCCACTCAAAGAAGCAAGGACAAAAGGCTTTCGCTCTCCTCTCCCAATGGCGAGAGGAGGGCGTGCCCGACCTAATCACCCTGCACGAGGCTTTTAATCTAACTAATGGATTAGTTGGCAAGCCATACCCTCAAGGAAAATCTCAAGGTATCCGCCTAATAGATGTCGCTTTGAAAGTCGCAAAGAACTAGCAACACCGCCCCCCGCCCGTTTAGACGGCGACGGCTCAAGACCGACGGGGGGCACGAGGCGGGGAAACAACTCACCGCCCAAAACAAGAAACGAGGCAAAAATGACAAAAAAAGACTACGAACTAATCGCGGGCGTAATTGCCGAATTAGTAGAACACAAGCGAGATAGAGGGGCTTTCGCCCATAATCCCGAACTTTCAACAGTTGCGGATTTCTTTGCCGATACTTTGGCAGACACTAACCCCCGCTTTAACCGCGCTACATTTCTCAAGGCTTGCGGGGTGGCTAACTAATGAAACTGCACTTAGGAAACTGCCAAAATGGTTGCGACACCTGCGCCACCTATTACCACGAAAATCAAGAAATCTGCGACACCTGCGGAAAGGAACTAATCTAATGATTAAATGGAATCCAAAAACCGCGCCTAATTACAGGGGCGTAGTGCAAACCACTCAAGAGGGAACTACCCGCGTCTTTGAGTATTACTACATCAAAAAATTAAAGTGCTACGGCACTCTTTACAATGTCGGACGTTATACCTTTGGAAAAGAAATTGACTACCGCGAGAACTTTGCAACCTTGAAAGAGGCTCGCGCCTTTGTCGCCCAAATTGACCGCGAAACCCCAATCCTTGAGGAGGTAACCGCGTGATTACCAGACGAGGCAAGCAAGCCCGCGCCCTTCTAATCCTTGCGGGGCTACTGCTCACCCTTTGGGGCGTGCAATTCGTGGCAACTCATCACCGCATAACCTACAACTGCCGAGAGGTAGCGGAGGGGCGTATGTGTCAAATGAAATGGGTGAAAAATGCTTAAATGTGATTGCGGGTCTGATTGGTTTGAGAGTTTGGACGACCTACGCGAAACTGAAAACTGCGGGTGTGGCGTGGTGGTTTGTATGGGTTGCGAGAGCGAATACGACTCAGACGGCACACTATTAGCCACCGCCTAGAGGCTTTCTTTCGCGCCTACTTTCGGGTAGGCTCGGAGGTGAGTTGCTAGAGTAGCAATTCAAGAACAAGGAAAGAGGCAAATATGAACACCGCAACACAAGAAAAAACACTGCCCGAACTTTGCGAACAATTCGGGATTACTTTAGAGGTTGCGCCAGCGATGGCGCCAAAAACTGCCAGCCTATGGCAAAAAGATTCTAACTGCTGGGAGGTAACTCTCAAGCAAGACAATCGCAAGATGACGTTTTTATTTTATCAAGGACGGGCACACACAACCCCGCCCACCTGCGCGGACGTCGTGCACTGCGTCGCTAGCGATTACAACATTTTCCAAGAGTCGGGAAACCTTGAGGGCTTTGGCGGATTCTTTGGCTGGGACGAAAACACTTTGCCGACGTGGCGAGCAGTCAAGCGTCAATCTATCCGCTGGGAATTACTAATTCAAAACAAGGCTACCCGCGAGGCGATAGGGGCGTGTGAATACTAAATGGAAACCTACGCCGAGGAACTAATCGCCTATCACTACGACACTTGCGCGGAGTGTGGCGAAATAGCAACCGAACTACACGACTTGCGCCAATGTGCGAATTGCAAAAATGATGTTGAACTATGCGGAGAGGGTGGATTCATTTACCCCGACGGCTCTATATTATGTCCAAAATGCGAGGAGGAAAACTAAATGGAACAACGATTGACGAACTTTGAGGCGGGTAGGCTCGCCTATTGGCAGATGAAAGCGGAACTATCACGCAAGGCATATCTCAAGCAGATAGCCGAGGGCGACAAGCAGGGCGAGGCAGTTGCTAACCTTGAACGCTTTATAGAGGCACGAAATAAGGAAACCGAACTACTAGCAGGGGAGGGCTTTAATTGGCTCAACCCAACGAACGGAGACGTGGCATAAATGGAGGAATACAACTATGAGGAACAGACCTACGTCTGCCCTAACTGCGACGCGTTAATTGTTGCAACTGCGCCACAGATTCCCGCGTGGATATCTGCCGAGTATCGTTGCGCCTGTGGCGGTATTCTAACCCTCATTTCTAGGCAAGGAGTAAATGCTTAAATGAACACCGAAACACTAACCGAATACTCAACCTGCCACATATGCAAGGACGATTACAAGACCGAGAATATGCAGGCAGACATAGAAGGCGCCTTGTATTGCTACGTCTGCGCGGATATTTGCTGGACGTGTGGCATTTATCAACACCAATGCGAGGAGGCAAACGCATAATGCAAAACTACGACGAGAACAACAACTGCAAAAACTGCAACCAATATATCTACGACCAACACCTAACCAACTGCCCGCACTATGTTAGCGAGCCTTATTCGGTATTCCTTAAAAGGATTTGGACACAGGAGGCGACAGCATAGACGGCTTTATCTACGACGAACAGGCGGGGGAGTGGCTATTCACTTGCCCCGCTTGTAAGCAAACTATCTACGCGCCGACCAAGCGCGATATGCAATACCAATATCTTAAGCACGAACTAATCAAACCAATAGAGGCGCGACTATGCTCCTCTCTTTATTGAAAGGAACTAATCTAATGAGTAAGTCAATGACGGAACAGTTAGGAGAGCGCGCAACCGACGCCTTACACGAGGCTATCCGTATCGCGTGGCAAGCAGGCTACGACCAAGCCCTCGCAGATATTGAGGCGAGAGAGAACCACTACCTACAATTAGTTAAGGACAACGAATAGATGTTTTTTATTTTTGTTTTTTCTGCTACCCTTGCAGGGATAGTTTTAGAAAATTACCTATCAAGCAGGGAGAGGCAGTAATTGACGAACTTTGAGGCGGATACGCTACCACTTTGCAGAAGCACCGACCCAGATATATTCTTTCCAGACCCAATGAAATCACGCAGACTTATGGGGCCAAGTGCAGAGGCAATAGTCGCAGAGACTATCGTCGCGCTGGATTTGTGCCAAGCCTGCCCGATTCAGGCAGAGTGCCTGCAATTCGCAGTCAATACCCGTGAGTCGCACGGGATATACGGCGGAACTTTTGGCTTTGAGAGAGAGGCAGTTATCCCTGCCTCGCTAGGGCAACCAACAGCCCATACGTTCTTTACTAAGTTACGTAAGTTAGTGTTGGAAAAACGAGAGGATTTAGTATGCCCAGAAATACCACAGCCCAACCGACCTTACGTCCCTTATACAGATTATCTGCAACCTTGGTCGCCCTTATCCTCATCCTCGGAGGTATAGTTATCGCCCCATTTAGCCCTCTAAAGGCTGAATTGAGGGCATCTGACGGCTATGTATGGACTAAGGCAGAGGTTAAAAGATGGACAAAAATCCTCTGGCATACCTCTAGGGCTGAGTGGAAATGCTTAGATGACTTGAATATGCAGGAGTCTAAGTGGGACTATCAGGCCGAGGGAGATAAGACTACTTTGGGCAGGGCATATGGCGTGGCTCAAGCCTTGCCTGCCTCTAAGTATGAATACATATCCAAGGACTGGCGCACTAATCCAATGACGCAAGTAGTTTGGCAAAAGAAATATATTGAGTTAAGATACAAGGGCAAGCCTTGTTACGCTTGGAAGCACGAAAAAAAACACGGATGGTATTGAAAGTAAGACGCAGTCAAGAGTTTGACGACGCAACAGTAAGAGAGATTAGAAATAACTACTCGCCTGATAAAATTATAGAGATGGCGAACTACTATCAGGTAAGTCAGGACACGATACGAAAGGTAGCGAAGGGTAAGACCTACGCGTGGGTTAAATAAAATGAACGAGAAAGAAATCCGCGAACAGATAGCCGACGAGATTAAAGCCTTAATTAAAAAAGAAGAAGAAAAGAAAATAGAGACTGATGATTTTCTTGCTGGTATGGACTGGGTAGAACATATGGTGCGTACCAAGTATGAATAATCCAGTTGTATTTGTGGCTATCCTAGCCAAGCAAAAAGAAAAGATGTTACCTGCTTGGTTAGACTCTTTGTCTAAATGGGATTACCCAAAAGATAAAATGATTTTGTATGTGCGTAGCAATAACAACACAGACAACACCTCAAAGATATTAAAGGATTGGCTAGATACTAACCGCAAGTGGTATCGCTTAGTCGTTGAGGACTACACAGATTTAGATACACCAGTGCAGAACTTCGGCGTACACGAATGGAACGCCACACGATTCAAGGTGCTTGGTGATATCCGCAACCGCAGTGTTGAACTAGCGTGGCACGCAAACGCTAACTTCTATTGGGTTGTAGATGTAGATAACTTTGTTAAGCCAGACACGCTGAGCAAGATGGTAAAGCACAACCTACCAGTTGTCGCACCACTGCTCAAGATGGCTGACCCAGAGCAACCAGCCTACTCAAACTATCACCTGCTAACTAATGTGCGTGGCTATTTCCTTGATGATATCCGCTACTATCAGGTGCTAAAGCAGGAGATTAAAGGCTTAATCAACTGCGACGTGGTGCACTGCACCTACCTCATACGCTCTGATATCTTTGACTCTATCAACTATGTAGATGGAACTGATGACTATGAGTATGTAATATTCTCACGCAACCTGCGTTCACTGGGCATACCACAATACCTAGATAACCAAGAGGTATATGGCTACCTATCTACAAGAGAGAACGTGGACGCCATCATAGAGAATATGAAAACGCTATGAGTTATTTAATCTTAACTATTATTAACCTAGTCTTACTAGCAGTATGGATAATCAGATGACTCACGATGAATTGCTGGAAAGAATCAGTCAGTATTGGAATGCGATTCCCTACCTTTCGCAGGCTCTTGAAGCAGTAGTGGAATTGCATAAGCCTGCAACATTTATTGGAGAAATTCCTTTGCCTAAAGAATTAAGTACTGTTCTTTGCGACTATTGTTTTAGGCTTGGGTATAATGTTAAGTACCCTTGCAAAACTATTCAGGCTATTGAGAAGGAACTATCGTGAAGGCTAAGCCTAGTGAGATTAAGAAGATGGCTCAGTTACTAGAGACTGAGGCAGAGAGTAGCGAAGAGATGGCTAAGAAGGTATGGGAGTTGGTTGAGGAACTGACTGCTGCTCGTGAGTCCTTTATGGCTATCGTCGTACACCCAACTGCTGAGGTGGCTATTGCTATCGGCCCATACAACACGCGCAATTCTTTAATCAAAGACTATAAGAAACACGTTGGTAAAATTGACGACAAGTCTTATGGTATGATAGCCTATGTCAAAGACCCAAGTTTAACGTAGGTTCATTTCCTACCTACGTTATCAGTTGCTCGCACCATTGCCTCGGTGCTTGTAGCGACACAACAAAACCCGCGGACGTTGTTCACCCGCGGGTTTATTGTTTTGTGTCTTCCCCTTACACAAACCTATCGCTTAGGGTTATCGGTTGTATAAAACCCAGTGCCATTAAACTTAACTGGAACTGCACCCCACACGCGAGACATCAAGGTATCACAGCAGAATGGATTGTCTCCCTCTGCGTGGATAGAACGTTCTAACTCTTGCACACTGCCACACTTACTACACTTGTACTCATACGTTGGCATCATCAGCCTCCACTTCTTGTTGGAACGGCGACTGCCCACCTAGATGGTTGTTAAGACGGCGCAACGCACCATCTACCTTACGATGTGCGGTGCTATCTGATACGCCCAACACCTCAGCAATATCGCCATAGTTTAACTGCTCATAGAACTTCATCTGCAATACAAGTTTATCTTGTGGGTCTAACTTCTCTAGCCCACGACGGATATCAAACAATTGAATGATGTAGTTACCACCCTCAGCAGGGTTACCACCACCACCTACGCGTGGCTTGGTGGCGTCAAAGGTGTTGATAACATCAGACCAAACAAAAGGTAGCAACTCAGACAAACTGATAGGTGAGTAGTACTGCTCATCTCTAATCTCATAGCCCAACTTCTGTGCCTTGAGGCGTCGGCAATACTTATCTGCATTACGAGTTAAAGTCTTGGCTAATTTCTTAACGCCAATCTTGTATTCATCTGAGTCGTATGGGTGGTCAAGCCACTCTTGTATCTTATCTGGACGCTTCAACACCCAAACACTTAACTCTTGCACTACATCAGCAACATCAAAGTATGTGTGGTATTTGCGGTGCACCTTACGTGCCACAGTCTTGGCTATCTGGTGCGACTCTTCAAACCAGTCGCTCATACTTGCCTCATTAGATATGAAACCATACGAGTGAGTAGATTCTTACCCTCAAAGTATCCAAGTCTGGTGTTGCAATTCATACACAATAACCCACGCACCTTTTCGGTTTCGTGATTGTGGTCAACTGCTAACATATGTATTTTACCATCCTTGGTTAGATTCTCTGGGCGCTCGCAGATAGCACAGACACCATTCTGCTTTGCGTATAACTCTTCGTATTCTTCAATAGTAATCTTGTACCTGTGTCGGTAATTACTACGACGCTTGGCTTCATACTTTGCAGTCACGAGGCTGATTTATCTCCCGTCAAAATACGTATAGCCCAATCAAGTCCGTGGTTAAAACCATCCATCCACTCAAAGTCTTTATCTTGTGGTTCTAAGATAGTCTTAGCAGACTCAATCTTCTCTATGTATTTATCCATTATTCTTTTGGCCAAAGTCCTCGTTGTAACATCAGCCCAATAATTCCGTAGTTAGCCAAGTCTTTGAACGAGTCTTCAATAGGCTCGTGTTGTGGCTTAACTTGTTGCTTCTTAAGTAGATTCTTTAGTCGTTCAAACTTATCGCCAAGGCGTACCATCAAGCCATTGATAGCACCACCGTGTGCATTGTTAATATTATCTGGGCCGTAATCAAGTTGCTTACTAATCATAAGGTTACCCAACTCATCCATAATAGCCCACACATCTGCTACGAATTTCTTGTGGGAGGCAGGGTAATTGTTATCTCTTGGGTCTGTAAGTCTACCGACTTTATCTTCAGGCCTAAGTCCCTCAACAACTTTAACACTTCCTGTAAATCCTGATGTATATTGTGCGTCACTCATCATTCCTCCTCTGGTCCGTAACTTCCTGTGTAGTAATATGATTTATCTTCGTAGTTAATAACGTACCTGTGGATAAGTATACCATCGTCGGTGCGCTCTTGCAGTTCAATCTCATCTAAAACCCATAACATCTCTGGTACAGGTGCGCCATCCTTTGGCCCATACATAAACGTTGGACGATTAGGCACGTTGCACGGCCATCAAATCATCAACTGTAATAAGAAAACCTTTACTTGGATTAGGCTCAATCTTATTACTGATTGGTCTGCCGTATTTATCAATCGCTTTCTTCAAATCATCTGTCTTAACTATGATTACTAACTCTTCAAGTATAAATGCCCAGCGGTCTGCCTTTGTTTTCATAAGGCCAGACTCAACCCAGTTGTAGGTAGAGCGAGAGTAGAATGCAGTCTCAACATAGATGTTACCTGTCTCAACCCAGCGCCTATCGCGCTTAACCTCAACAGTTAAACCACCAGTGAGAATGTCGTTGACTAAACGCTCACCCTCTTGGCCGTATGAAAAGTCTAAGTCAAAGTCTGAGAAGTCGTTCACTTAGTATCCTGTATCACGTTAATAGTTATCTTGCCACCAGTTGCAGTGTCATACTTACTGGCAATCTGAATAGCCTTGGTGATTATCTTTTTAGCCTTTGCCACATCATCAACCAATGTGCCGTTGGCTAGTGCAGACATAGCACCAAGAGCAAAACGCTCACCACTGCCAGCCACATAAAGATTATCTGTTGTGCGCTCCCAGCCGTAATCCTCTTCAATGCGATACACCTTGCCCTTAATAATTACAATCCAGATGTTGTCATTAACTACGCTATCCTCAGCCTTGTTAATCTCATAGCCAGCCTCGTGAAATGTACGACGCATAGCAGGGATTAACTGACGGGTAACATACTTGTCAATGTCTTTGGTGTTGACGACAGGTGGGATAAAGTCGTGCTCAAGTAAGTTGATACCGCGCACTGCACCTGCAGCAGCAAAGACTATGTTGTTATTCTTAAAGACTTTACCTGCTGGTATGTTGATAGCAAAGCCATCATCACCAGATGATTGTGAGTCAGCACCAATGACTACCCAGTCTGGGCCTTCAATAGCAGCAATAGTTGTCACGCTGCTATCCTCTCCTCAAACCACGAATTACCATCGTGTAAGTATACATCATTAACATCTTTGTTGTCGGGCAAATGAATTATCTCTGCTTTATCTAAATCTTCTTTGATTCTTTTCGCCAACTCTTGACCAGGATTCCTGCCGTCTTCCTTAACGTCGTTGTCTGCGAAAATGAGGATACGACTGTATGATTCAAAAAGTTTAGGGAACCAGGGCTTCCACTGAGAAACGCCAGCAACTCCAACCGCAGGAACTCCGACGATACCCGAAAGTACAATAGTGTCAATCTCCCCTTCGCAAATCGCAATCGTATTGCTGCGCTTATGCAAGTCAGGTACGTTAAATAAACCAATCTTCTGGCCCGTAGGCCATAGATACTTCGGGGTTGTGTCATCAATAGCGCGGAACTTAATACCAACAACACCTGCAGGGGTAATATAAGGAATAGACAGACGGCCAATGGCGTGTTCGTGTCCAGCACTAGGCTCCACGACGCTTCCAAGACGGAATAAACTTGCCGCCTCCTTGGTTATGCCTCGTCCCATTAGGTAAGAGACTGCCTGTGGCGTTAGATTGTTGTAGTATCTTTCGCTGGCGTCCGTTAGTAATGCTCGCTGCTTTTCGTTTAGCATCTTTGAAATCCAATCCTTCCTTTGCCTGCACTAATGTGTATACATCTCCAAGTATTTGACACACCAAACAGTTATACGCTTGGTTGTCTAGGTTGTATGCTGCACTTGCTTGAGCGTCATCGTGGATGACACACTTGCAAGGTATCCAACCGTGCCTATCTGTAACCTTTACGCCGTAGTGCTCTAGCACTAATGCGATATCTGGCTTAGATATCACTCTGCACTGCCAGCCACTGCTGTAAATCTTGTATAACCCACGACTGTTCCAGTCCTGCCATACGGCGTTTAACTATTACATAGGCTGGTGGCACGGTGTCTAAACCTCTAGCCTTTGCATAGTTGGCTGCTTCAACAGTAGCCTCTCGCCAGAATTGAGGAAGGTCCATCTTCACCGTAGCCTTTAACTCAAAGACGTATGGCTGTCCCGCAACCATACAAACGATGTCACCTTCATCATCCTTACCAGCAAGTCTTAATCTCTCAGCACTTACACCTTTACTCCGTAACCATTTGAGAATGCCTGTCTCAAAAGCAGCCCCTTTACGTTTGTTTGCTGCACTCATCGCAACCCTCTCATAGTGTCAGATATATGTTGTGCTGCTCGGTCTGAATACATACTCATTCTGCTTGCATCTGCCCACAAAATAACGTAACTCTCGCCACTGGCAGAGTGCTTTGCAAAACGATTCTTTACTGCCGCAACACGAAACTCTCCGTTGTATGGAAGTAATGCCACAGTTAAAATCATTTCAGGCAACTGAGATATCTTGCCTTGAATAGCCTTACGGCTAGGTGGCATATCAGGCTTGCCCTCATTCTCAGAGGTGTGGTGTAGCAACATAACTGCTGCATCTGTCTCACGTGCTATATGGTGCATAGCCTTGGCTATCTCACGAAGCCCTGACCATTCATCATTGTGCATAGAGACAACGTTCATTGCGTTATCTACAATAATCATATGAGGATATTCACCATATGCTTCACCATATGCACGGATGGCTAGGTCAACCTCATCAAGAGTAGGAGACGGCGCAAAGTCAAATTGCAAATGACTAATGCTGGATAACTCTTCTGTGTAAAAATCTCGTCCTTCGCCTGTGGCAAACGCCTCTTCAACTGAGGCCACTTGGTGTCCAGTAATCATCGCTGCTGCACGGATAGATGTTGTGTAAGCATCAGTATCCGCTGATATGTACAGCGTTGGCACCTTCATCTGTACTGCCATCCAGAGAGCAAGTAATGATTTGCCAGCATTTGGTTGCCCAGCAATCATAGTTAGTTGCCCTCTGCGAAACCTAATTCCCTCCTGTTGTAAGGGAGGGAACAGGTCTGGCAGTAATTGATAATCATTAGTGCTTTTCGCTGCCGCTTGTGATAGTGACAGCATCGTTTACCTTAGCGGATAAACTTAGGAGAGCACTGGTCTGGTGTGCCTTGTGGTGAAGGGCAGAACCAACCCTTCCATTGCTTCTCAGCACCTGGCTTTGATTCACGATAGGTTAACTTACCGTGCTTGCAATGTCCTTCTGGTACTGGTGCACCTGAGTCAACAACAGTTGCGCCCAAGGCTTTAGTTGCATATGAAGTATTGCTTGATACTCCTAGTGCAGATGCTGCTGCAGTAATACCTGCTGCAATATCTTGAACAGATTCTAGTTGTGCTGTAAGTTCTGCTGAACTTGTAGCGTATAGATTAACGAGTGTGCCATCAGCCAACTTGAAGTTGACTTGTAGTTTAGTGCTTTCTGGTGCTGCCATTTTTCTTTCCTTCTTTCTTTAGGTTTGCTAGTGGGTCGTAAATTTGTGCCAACTGTCCTCCGACAGCGTAGCAATAGTCCTTAACTCCGCAGGTACCGCAACTCATACCAATGTTAGGCAAGAATATCTCGTGTTCTATACCGCGTTCAAATTGTACAAACATCTCAGTAAGTACTGGGATTGTCCAGCGTTCTAGTCCAGGTGATTGAATAAACTCTGCCTTACGTGCTGAGTAATAGAAGCCCATTGATGGACGAATACCAAACTGCATCTCCATTAACGAGGCATAGATACCCAACTGTAATGATGAGTCTGGCATATAACTACCAGTCTTAAAGTCTACCACAGCAACCTCATTACCAACAGTTACAACTGCATCGGCAAATGCTCTGATAGGTACATCACCAAAACTATTATTGAATCCTATTTCAATTCCAGGTACACCCTCTGGCGATACCCAAACATCAAAGCCTGACTCTTGCCAAGCGTTGATAAAATCAAAGAACATCTTTTTTCCATTAACATCCCACCAAACTTTATCTTCTTTGTTTGGGTTAGCCTTTGACTCACGGCCACCACGACGCCAATCTGTAGGATTGGTGCCAGACCTTTCTTCAACTTCGGCTATCTGTTCAATGAAGGATTCTTCCCAGATGTCATCCCAGGTTATCATCTTCAACCTTTCCAAATACTATCTCTTTGGCTTTCTTTAACCCAACAATAGTAGCAGGATTGGTTTCCAACTTAATGGCTTCTTCAATCTGCGCTGCTAAATTGCGACGCATAATAACTTCAGCCTCAACAAATGACTTCATAAAAGCATCGCGGCTAATTATCTTTGCTTTCTTGCTACTCATTACAGTTCCATTCCGATGTAGTACTTAAAGAAACTCATATCAATACAGTACTGGTCAATTGAGATACCAATGCTGATACCTTTTAACTTACCAAAGTAAATCCATTTTTTACCTATCTTAACTTCTTTCATAGTTCCTCCAGTTTTGGCATAGGTGCAACGGCTAGGCTATCGCATAAGGCGCAGCGCATATCAAGAAAGTAAATACCGATTTCACCATCAGTATCAAACTTGCATTTAACATTCCATAAGTCTGAACCACAAGGGCAGACTCGTACTGGACCAAGGTTGCGGTAATCCATCTCCGAACCTAATGTTGGTCTAAGGTTAGCGATGTCGTCCATTAAAATGGTGGCGCATCTTCTACTGGTACTTTGGCCATTTCAAACTGATGCTTAAGATACTTTTCAGCAGCGGCGTGAAATGCAGAGCCACCAACAAACCACCAAGCAGGTTCAGCAGGGGCTTGAAATGCTCGTTCCAATTGCCAGGCTTTGCCACAGCGTAGCCAAGAAGTAAACGAACTAAATGAGCGGTGTGCTATTACAGTTTCTTTATTCATAAGAGAATCGTAGCACAGATTCTTGAGCGTGTTTGTGTGCGCGACACACCGATAAATTATTTTTATTTTCTGCCACGGCGTGTCGTTTTGCTAATGATGAAAAAAATTGCAACTGAGGCTACAATACGAGCGTAAGCGGTGAAGCGAGTAACTCGTACAAGAGCGCCTTTAAGGGCGCTCACGAAACGGTTGGCGCGGCTATATGGATAGCGCCTAATAGTAAAACAAAACAAAAAAAGCCGCCCCGAAGGGCGGCTAATCTTGCTATTAAGTTTTTACTTAGACGGTGTGTTATT